CGCCCTCGCCAAAGATGGACTTTTCCAGACTACGGAGAGCGCCGGTGATCATCCGCTCCAAGAAATCCGCAAACATATTCTTGAGAACGTCCTTGAGGCTTGCCCGGCCGGTGAGCACATCGCGGAGCCCTCCCATGATCCGATCACCAAGTTGCTCGCCAAAATTCTTGAGTGCCGTTTGCGCCTCGCTCAATGCTGGAGGGAGCTTCACGATCTCGCCAACAAACTCAATCATAGGCGCGATGGTTTCGCCGGTTTTCAGGATTGGCACGCCAAGCGGATTATCCGGATTTTTCTCCATGGCCTTATCAAAGCCGATGCCAGCCTTTTGGCCATTGAGCTCGCCCATGGCCTTATCATAGGTGCCTTGCGAGATGGCTCCAGCCGCCCGCGCCTTGGCGAGCGTCTCCATCTTTTTGGTGATCTCAAGGAGCGCCGCATCCAGAGGAAAGAGCTCCTTGAGGATTGAGGCCGCATCCTCCGCAAGCTGCCGGAATGCCTTTTTCGTGGCATCGGTGGCCTTCTTGGCTGGAGTAACCATGAGCGCATCAAGGCGCTTCATGTTCTCTCCAATCTCATTCACCATATCGGGAATATAGGAGTGGCCAACAACCGCATCATAGAGATCAAAAAACCACTTTCCAACCGCCTCCAGCTTGCCCTTGAGCCAATCAAAAACGGCCGTGAGTTTGTCTTGGAGCCAAGTTTTGATGCCGGAATAGAGCGATGAAACGAAGCCGATTATCTTAGGCACGATTGCGCCAAAGAGGTTGGCCAGAGCTTGGAGTTGCGCGAAAGCCATCTCCTTGGCCGCCTTCCAAGCGCCGGAGAAATCTCCCTTGAGGAGCGCGGAGATCACGTTGATTGCGCCGGTGATCGTGGCTCCGAAATAATCCTTGAAGAATGCCACGAAAGGCCGGAGCACCGCCATCACGGCATCCATGGTTGGCTTGACGTTCTTGGAATACCAATCCGAAACCGCCGCGCCAACCTTGCCGACAATGGCAACAATATCATCCCAATAATACCAAGCCGCCGCCACGGCCGCCACGGCCAAAGTTACCGGCCAAAAGGCGATTGCCAGCCCGGCTACGGCCGTAACAATGCTGGCAATGATCGGGATCGCCGCGCCGATGATCGGGATGAGAAAGCCAAAGCCGGTGACAACCGCGCCGATAGCCACGGAGATAGGGCCGATGGCCGCCACGAATGCCACCGCGCCAAGAGCGATCTTTTGCATCCCCGGATCAAGAGCGTTGAAGCCATTGAGAACATCGGTGAGCATGGAGGTGAGCGGAGGGAGCACGCTCACCACGATAGCGCCAACCGTCTCTTGGAAGGTGCGCCAAGCCTGTTGCATCGCCGCATCCGGAGAGGCATCGCGCATTGCCTTAGCCGCGCCGCCAAACTGTTTTTCCAGCTCACCAAGGATGAGTTTTTGGGCTCCGGCCGAATTGCCAGCCTCAACCATGGCCTTGATTTGATCTTTCTGTTGAGCGGTGAAGCTCACGCCAACGCGCTGGAGCGCGGTAACGCCTTTAACGGGATCGTTGAGCGCCTTGCCAAGCTGGATGGTGGAGCTCTGGAGATCTTGGCCAAGGCGTGCGGAGAGATCCACCGCCGATTGCTGCGCGCGCGCAAAAACATCGCCTTGCACGTTGCCAAAGGTGAGGAGGTTGGCCGTTACCTTTTTGAGAATATCATCATCATCAAAGGTGGAAACATCTTGGAGATGCCCGGCCATTTGGGAGAGTTGCTCTCCGGTGTAACCGGCCACCGGCCCCATTGACTTGAGGGCCGCGTTGACTTGCGCCATGGCTTGCGCGCTCTCTGTCGCGGCCGTGGCGCTTGTCTTGGCAAAGAGGAGGAGTGGAGCGGTGATCGTGGCGCTCATGATCGCGCCATTCTTCATCATCTTTTTGCCGGTTTCCTGCCAGCTCTTGCCCACATCATCAAACTTCTTGGAGAGATCGGCGGTGAGCTTGCCAACGTCACTGTTGGCCTTGGCAAGCTCATCACCAAATCCCGATAGATCCACGCCAACGGCAACAAAGAGCCTCTCAAGTAGAGTGCCGATCATCGGGAAATTCCTCCATCAAATCGGCCAATTGATCTCTAGTGAAGGGCTCTTGAGCTTGCTCCGCTCCGATGCTCTCCATGTAGCCATCAACGGCCGCCATCCATTCTTTGACGCTATACCGCCAAAAAACGGCCGGAGCCAACCTCAAGTGACCAAGGCCAAGCTCCATCCAGCGCCGCCAAGGGGTTTTGAGATCCGGCTCCGCGCCGGAGGTGCCGCGCGCGCCGGGCTTTATTCGTTTCCCTCGCCTTCCGAATTAGAGGCATTCATTGCGGCCATTGCATCCTTGATCACGGCCGGGCTAATCGCCCACCGGCGGATCTCCTCAACGGTAAACTCCTTGCCGTTATCGCTGCCAAGCGTGAGGGCATGGAGCACGGTGGCGAGGTTTTTGGATGATGGGGTTGCGCCGATCTTGGCGATTGCATCTTGGAGGCTCTCCACCTCAAAGGCATCCTCAAGGGCGGCCATCCCGGCCATGGTGAGGCAGAGGAGCACCTTGCCAACCTTGGGAACTGTGATTTCAACCTCACCGCGAGCGCGATTTGCCATTGCTTCAACTCCAAAAGAAAAGGGCGGCCTAATTGCCGCCCTTCTCCCTTAGCTGAAATCCGGTTGAACGCTAGACGCGAGGTAGTTTGAACGCCTTGGCCGTAACCGATGCCGTGGCAGAGTAGTCAATCACCACATCGCCATTGGCATCAACATAGGCCGGAGGGAATGGGCCAATCATCCGCTCCTCACCGGCCGGGATCGCCACAACCATATCCGTGAGCGCCAAGCGGCCAACCTCCGGAGTTGTCACATAAGCCTGTTGAGCGTTGATGGTGACATTGGTGGAAACGCCGCCGCCGTTCTTAACGTGCAAGAAAAGGCGTTGATCGGAGGGTTGCTGCACCTTGTCTTGAGCATTCACCGCCGAATAGGCCGGAGTGAGGCCATCAAGATCAATGGTGAGCGGTGCGAGTTGAGCCATGCCAATTCTCCCGATTAAGTAAAGGCGAGCTCTCCGGCGCTCTCAAACTTCATTGAGAACTGCGCTTCGCCGTTATACTCGCCAGAGTATTCGATTGAGGGAATATCAAATGCGCCCTCAAAGGTGCCAAGCCCCGGCACCACGAATTGGAAATCCCGCACAACATCGGTGCGCCAATAGGTGAGGATCAAGCCCTCGCTCGCGCTATCCTTGAAAACGCCGGAGCCGGAGATCGCCGCGTGCTTCACGCCCGCACCGGAGAGAAGCTCGCGCCATTGGTTGGTGCTGTCGCTGTCCGTTACGTCAACGGTTTCCTTGTTGAGCGAGATGGATTTAGTCCGCATCCCGCCGATGGTTACAAAGGTGCCAGCTCCATCGCTGTCAACTTTGATCAGGATTTCCTTGCCCTTTTGAGCTGCCATTTTAACTTTCCTCCGTCACCGCGCGAAACTGGATCACTCCATGATAGGCTTGCCCGTCTGGATCGCGGAGCCTGTCACTCATCTGGAAGCGTATATTGATAAGGCGATGGCCGGTCAATGCGGGAGCAAAATCACGATAGATCTCCTCCAGCCGCCGGAGGATCGCGCTCACCTCTTTCCGGCCCTCATAGGCGCTCCAAACGTGGAGCATGATCCTATGCTCTTTGCCAAATCCATCATCCGTTTCCGTTGGGGTAACGTCCCACTCTGCCGATTGCGGCTCATCGCCAACAATATAGGGCATCTCCGCGCGCTCTGGAGTGTGATCATAGAATGCCACCGCGCCGCCCATGAGGGCTTGGAGAGCGGCATCCGCAACCGCTGCATCCCGCATCGCGCATTGGAGCTCAAAAGATGGATCGCTCATTGGAGTTTAGCCTTGATCGCCTTGGAGATGATGCCCGCGATCCTTTTGCGCCACTCCTCCACCGTGGGCAAGAGGAACGGCCGCTTGGCCATCTTGCGGGTGCCATATTCCAGCATCGCGGCATAGAGCTTTGCAAAGCCAATTTGCGTTTCCATCGCTGGCTCATCCAGCTCATGGAAGCCCGAATTGACAAGGCCGCCGGTGTCTGTCGCTGGAGGTTGCCCCGGTGCGCTTGCCCGATGATCCCGGCGCGGTCCATATTTGCGATAGAGCCGCCCGGTGCTCGCGCCCTTGTTGATCTTGGTTTTTGCGGTGTTGAGCATGGCAAGGCCGATGGCGTTAAGCCCATCAATGGCTCCAGCTCGCACTTTCGGCTCAACGCCAAGGAGGCCGCCGGAGGAAACCTCTGTCCGCGTCACCTTGACCTTAACCGGGTTTCTCAAAGGTTGCCTCCCTCGCGGAGCATCGCCTTGAGGAACTCTCCCGGCCGCCCATCGGGATCCGCATCAACCACGCTCTCAACATAGAGCGAGAGATCTCCGCCGTGCGAGGTTGGCCGCTTCCAAATCACGGTTTGGCCTTGCTTGAGATCGGTGCGCCGGATGATCGCCTTATGCGTCACTCGCTGTTGGAGTTGAGCATAAACGCTCGCCTCATGGGCTTTCACAACCTCAACGCGCGCCCAAACCGTTTTGCCCGGCACATCGGCCCTTGCATTGCCGCCGCCGCCATCCGCAACGCGCGTGATGATCTGGATCTCTAGCCGGTGCCGCATCCGGCCAAGGTTGCGAGCGCCGCTCATAGCCTCACCGTGCCAAATTGGCGGAGGATCCGCCCGGCTTGCATCGGCACCTTGTCCGGACTGTCAGTGCTCATGAGCTCGCGGTTTTCATACCAATGAGCCGCGATCTGGATCACCGCACGCTTGAGGGCAGGATCCACCGCCGCCGGGTTGGCGTAGCCGGTTGAATAGGTGATGAGCGCGGCATCGGCTGGCCTGTAGAGGATCGGCCACGTTGCGCCCTGCACTAAGGCCACTCGCGCGGGCTTGCGGCCGTTGGCGAGGTAGAACGTGCCGGAAGGAACCACGCTAGGCGTGCCATCGGCGGAATAGATCTCAACTTTGGTGAGCTCATTGACTGGCCAACCGATGAGATCAATGGCGCGAGGCGCTCCGGCCGTGATCGCTCCCTCGCGCACGCCATCCCACCAACCAAGGCCATCACCGCCGCAAGCCCATTGATCAATGGAGAGCGTGCGAGTGTGAGGGATAAGATCAACGCCGGTGGCCTCCTCCACATAGCGCCGGGCCGCCGCGATCAATTCGGCAAGCACCTCATCCGCATCCTCAACATCGCGGAGCTCGCGCCGGAGCTCCGCCGGTGTCACCGCGTCAAAATCCGCGCTTGAGCGGATCGCCACGAAAGCGGTTTCCGTGAAGGTGTCGCCATTGGCGGTTTCCACCGTCCATCCAATGAAAACATCCTCACCGGCCGCGCCACCGGAGATCCTGAAACTCGCCTCAAGATCGGTGAAGGCATCCGCGAGATTTACGGTTGTGGATCCGCTCAAGAGCGTTGCGGTGGAGTTGGTGATTGTGTCTCCATCCGAAAGCGGAGGAGCCCATGCAAAAGAGGTTTCATCCTCTGCATAGCGCCGGAGAAAGTTGATCATTGTGCGCCTCTCTTGCTGGCAACGTGCCGCCCGGTGATGGTGCCGCCCGCTATAGTGCCAGAGCGCCACGTTGGAAAGGATCGCGCTCCGATGCTCGCGGCCGTGCGAGATCCAGAGGCCGCAATCCAGAACGCCTCACCAACCGCGCCGCTTGTGATCGTGATGTTGACCAGCGCGGCCGCGCTGGCCAGAGCTTGAGCATCGCCAACGCCGGTGATGGTGATGGATCCGGATCCAGAGCCACGGATCAAGGCAAGCGCGGCGGAGCTGGAGGAGATCTCAATGGTGCCGGTTGCGGTGGCGGAGATGCCCGATCCAACAACTCCGGAGGCGATTGAGGAAATCGAGATCGTCGCCAGAGCCGCTCCAGAGGCCAAGAGAACGCCTTGAGAGGTTGAGGCTATGGAGATGCCTCCAGAGGCCGCTGCTCGCGCTGGAGCCGCTGCGCTGCCCAAACTGGAGATAGAAATTGAGGCGGTGCCATTTGCCTTGATCGGAATAGCCGCCGCCGCCGATGAAATCACAATGAGGCTTGCTGTGGCCGTGGCCAGAATGCGCGAGGCCGCTTGCGCGGAGCTGGCCAGCGTCACAACTCCAGAGGCAGAGGCAAGGATCCGCGATGAAGCTCCAGCCGATGAGCTCAAGGTGATGGTTGCGGATCCGGTTGCCTTGGCGCGGAGGGCCGCTCCGGCCGTGCCGGTGATCGTGAGGCTTGCGGTGCCTGTAGCCAAGATCCGCGCCTTGGCAACTCCGGATCCGGAGAGGGTGATCGTGGCCGCCGCCGATCCCTTGGCCAAGAGCGATCCGGCCGATGAGCTGGAGATAGAGATCGCGCCGGTGGCCGTTGCTGAAACTGGAGCGCCCGGTGCCGATCCGGTTGCGGAGCTTGAGAGCGTGATCGTGCCGCTTGCGGTGGCATAGAGAGGAGAAACGGCCGCCGATGATGAGGAGATGCTCAAGGATCCGCTTGAGCTGGCCTTGATCGGAGCAACCGCTCCGCCGGATCCTGTGATCGTGACAGTGCCGGTTGCGGTGCCGCGCGCCTTGGTGAAAAAAACCTCCGCGCGGATAACGGTGTTGGCAGTTACGCCAAAGCGATAGATCCCACCACGAAAGCGAGAGGCGAGGCCGCCACCGCTCGCCCCGCCATCATTGCGCCACCGTTTCCAAGCCATCCATCATCCAACCGCAAGCTCACCAAGCATGAAGCCGGTGTTGGTGGTTGAGCATTGCACCATGAAGGCAAGGCAAGCATCATTGTAAACCGTTGGGAGCCCGGTGGCCAAAGCATCAAGGATCGCGCCAACATTAGCGGTGTTGAGCGGGATGGAGGCCAAGCGGCGGAGGAGCGTGATCCCAATATCCCCGGCCGTGCCAGAGGTGGCGGAGGCGATAAAGGAGGTGAGCTGCCTCATGGTGTTGACGGTGGCCGGAGCGCCGCCGCCGGGCATAAATGGAAACATCTGGCCAACGCTCTCCGCATTCGCCGGATGAGTATAAGTCCAATTCTTGGAGGCATTGCCAAGGCCATCCGTGCCGGTGAGCGTCCAAGTTGCGGTGCTCGCGCCCGGCGCGGTGTAAACCTCACCCCAAACCTCAACATCAAGGCCGGAGTTTGGATCGCGCCCGGCCGGGAGGTTGCCGGGAGTGGTGACATTTTGCGCCGTGGTGATCACCGTGCCAAAGCCGGAGCAATGCCAAAGCCGATCATAGATGATCAGTTGGCCAACGGTTGCGCCAACGGCACCGAACTTGAGGAGCGCCGCATCGCCATTTGATGCCGCATTGGTGAAGGGGAAAGCGCCGGTTGTGCTCTTGTCCGGAGTATAGCCGGATCCGGCGGAGAAGGCTGGAGGCGAGGCACCGGCCGCCGGATAACCGGCCGCTTTCCAGAGCGAATGCCAAGTGCCAGCGCCCTCCGCCGTTTGAGAAGCCTTGTTGAACGTCCGATTGGCTGGAGCCGCGCGAAGCGCCGCAAGGAGCGTGCTTTCATCGGTGATCGGCATGAGCTTAGGCTCCGCTTGCGGTGAGCGTCTTGTTTGTCACGGTGAATTGCTGGCCAGCCGCGAGCACGGTGTTATCCAGCTCCATATCTCCGCCGCCGCCGGTGGCCGTGATGGAGCCTTGCTCATGGCAGGTTGTGCCATCGCTGGCAAAGATCCGATAGTGGCCAGCCGTGCCAGCATTATCGCAGCTCAAATCCTCCCAAGTGCCGGTTTTGGATTTACTGCCTCCAGAGGCCGCGCTCATGTAATCGGAAGGGAGGTTGAGGGTTGCAAGCACGGTGCCGGAGTTGGCGGTGCCGCAATCGGCCGGTTTCGCGCCGGTGAAAATCTTGAGGATGGCGCTCGCGCCAATGGCCGTTTCAACGGCATCCAAAACGGCATTGCGAACGGTGGTTGAGAATTGGACTGTCATGGGATCCGGCCTCCTTGGTTTCCGCCTCATACCGCCGCGAAGCGCCAAAGAAAAGGGCCGGAGAGTTTCCCCTCCGGCCCCTGCCTTTTGATGCCGATCAATTAGGCCGGAGGATTGGCCGCCGGTTTGTTTTCAGGCACGCCAACCCAAACGGCCGCGATCAGCGCGGCGGAGGCGTTGTTGGCCGGAGTGATCGTGGCGCGAACGTAACGCTTTGCGCCCACATAGCCGATCTTGCGGGTTTTGTTATCATCGGAGAAGATGAAGCCCGCGAGCGCCTCCGTGCCGGTGAGATCCGCATCCGCAACCGCCGTTGCGCCGGTCATATCGGAGGCATCGCTCTCCTCCATGAGCACGGTGAAAGTGGCATCGGCATCCGCGATTGAGCCAAGCGCGATGATCAGCGCCAAGGCCATATAGCCCTGCATATCGAAGATTTGCGAAACCTGCGCGGTGTTGTCAGCAACCGAAACCGGCGAGATCGCGCGGAGAGGGTTGAGGTTGTTTGCAATGTCAAACTTCATTGGATTGCCCTCCTTGGGCTTGTTGAGCAACGGATCCTAAAACTCTGGAGCCCTGCCTTTGATCGTTTCGGAGCGGGTTGAGGAGAGGGCCGGAGCCCCCTCCTCATTCCGTTATGCGGTGGCCTTGAGGAGCTTGATTGCTTCCGCCATGCGGATCCCGCCACCAACGCGCTTGGTGGTGTAGAACTGCACAAAGGGCTTTGCCGAATAGGGATCACGGAGGATCCGCGTCCCCATGCGGTCAACAATCTGATAGCCGCGATTGAAATCACCGAACGCCACCGGGAAAGCGTTGTTGGCGAAATCGGGCATATCCTCCGCCTCAAGCACCGGATAGCCGAGAAGCGTTGAAGGCTGGCCAGCTTGCATGGACTGCTCCCAAAGGAACTCCCCATTGGCATCGCGCACCTTGCGGATCATACCGGCCGTTGCCCGGTTGAACACAAAGCGAGCATTGCCGCGATAGGGTGTCTTGAGCGCGGTGATCAGGTCAATGAAATTGGTCATTTCATCGCCATCCGCCGTGCTCAAGAGCGCGCCATTGGCTCCGGTCTTGATGAAGCCGGGAGCACCATTTTCCTCCGTGAAACCGGCATCCGCAACCGGAGTATAGCCGCCGATGAAGCCGCGCGGCTTGGCCACGCCATCGCCCATGATGAAGGCCGCGCCCTCCTGCTCCGCAAATTCAATCTGCACTTCATCCGAGATCCAGCTTTCGATATTGAACATTGCATCGTCCAAGATCGTTTGCGTTGCCGATGGGTTGGCATAGAGCTCCATCGCCGGATAGTTGCGCTCACGGAGCTTGCTTCCATCGGTGGTTGGCCGTGAGCCGCTTTCGCCAACCCATCCGCTCGCGGTGCCGCCAACATTGACCAAGCGGCGGAATGAGCTGCCGGAGATGTTGACCACATTGGCCACGGAGCGGATCGGGCTAACCAGCGAAACCACGCGCGAGATGTTGCGATCCAGCTCCGGCACAATGGCATAACCGCCATCCGGATCCGAACCGGCCGAAAGCGCCTTGAGCTCCGGAGCGTCATAGCCCGCCACATCGCCCTTGCGGATATAGGCATCCATCGCCGCGAGGTGCTTGGCTTCCGCATCCGTCATTTCACGCTTGCGGCCATCCGCGCCGGTGGTTTCCGGCCGCTTTTCGGAGAGGCGGAGATTGTCAATGAGCTTGGCCTGATTGGAAAGCTCCGTGTTGAGGCGATCCAGCTTCTCGGCAATGAGGGGATCGGCGGAGCCCTTCTCCTTGAGCTCCTTGACCTCCGCGAGAACGGTGGATTTGAACTCCTCATTGGCGGTGGCCAGCGAGGCCAGAGCGGCCTTGATCTCCGCGCCGGTGTCGCCACCGCCGCTTGCATCCTTGCGCTCCAGAGCCGGGCCAGCGAGGCCGGAGGCACGGAGGGCGGCCTTGGTTGAAATCTTGTGCATCGGATTAACCTTTCTTCAATTGCGTTGCTGTTGCGCGGATCATCTCCGCAATTGAACTGGAGCCGCCCTCGCGACGTGATCCAATTCGCGCCTTCGCTCCGTCAAAGCCATGAATGGCAATGAGCTTTGCAAAGGCCGATGGCGCACCTCCCTCTCGGAGTATGCGCTCAACGTCTCTCGCGGTGAGATCATTTTTCACTGCGTCAATCCCGGCCATTTCATTCATCGGGAAAGTTACAACCGAGATCTCCCAAAGATCCAAATCAAGGAGCGTGCGGATCCCGCTTTGCTCATCCCATGAACTCTTAACCGTGCGATAGCCGATGGAGAGGGCATCCAGAGCGCCCGCCTTCATCAAGGTGTAGGTTTCGCGCGCGAGCGGCACGCCATCCTCCGGTGAGGAAAAGAGCTTTCCGCGCACCTTGAGGCCGTGATTGTCCTCTTGAATATCCAGCCACTGGCCAACAATCTTGGTTGTGTCGTGATCGCGGAGCATCTTGATGGCCGCGAGAGACTTCTCCTTGAGCGTGCGGCGGAATGCTCCAGCCTCAACAATATCCATTCCGCGATCCACATTCCCAAACGTGGATCCATAGCCCTCAAACTCTCCGTTATCGGAAAGCGCCTTGAGCTGGATCGCAACCGCGCCCGCCTTCATATCGAGAGCCGGTGCATCCTTGCGCGCAATTTGAGAGTTGAATTTCATGGAGCCGCCTCACCTTGGATTTGAGGCGATATAAACCTCAAGGGCCGCCCTTGGCAATTGGCAACAAAAAGGCCGGAGTTTCCCCCCGGCCTCAATGGTCTAAATTCGTGAGCGATCAATCCGGCTCCGCGCCGCAATTCTCACAAGCACCGGCCACGATCAGGCAAAGGCACTCCTCACAAACCTCCGGCTCATCATCATCCGGCACGTTGGCAAATTTGGCCTCACGCGCCGCAATGGCCGCCGCTTGTTGCTCTGGAGAGAGGGCATCCCATGCCGCTTTTTCCGCCGCGATCTCGCGCCGCGCCTCCTCCAGCCGGAAAGCCTCGTCCTCTGCCATGAGATCCGCGAGGCTGGCCATTATAGCGATTGCCTCCGGAGAAGCTCCTCTCCGGCCTCATCATCTCCGGCGCGGTAGAGCTTGAGGAGTTGGCAATTATCCACTCCGCTCCACTCATCCTCTCCGGCCATCTCGTGATCATGGAATGATGTGTCAAGCGATGGCGAGGAATAGCCCGCGTAAGGGCGGCCGGTGTCTGGATCAATATTCATTGGATCAATATCAAGATAGCTCATGGTTTCAGCTCCAAGAGTTGGGAGCGGCCGGAGCCGCCCCGTTGGGGTTAGATCGCGTTATTCCAAGGCTCTGGCGTGAATGGCGTTTCAACATCTCCGGCCGTGTCAACGTAACCGAAACGGAGTGAGCTATCTGCCTCCAAAGCCTCAAACTCGGCAACCGTTAGGCGGAGCGCCTTCATCGGGCGAGGATTGCTCCGGCATTGGCTGGCCTTGGCCTCATCGCTCCACTCACCATAGAGGCGAGTTGCGAGAATGATTGAGGTGCGATAGCGGCCAGAGGCATCCGGCATTGTGGCGGTGTCGCGAAAAGCGGTGCAAAATTCGGTGGCGTTCATGGGTCAGCTCCCTTTGGTTGATGGAGCCTTGTTGCACAACGCAATGTGCATTGCAAGAGGGAAAGTTAGCGGATCACCTCTCCGCCGATCACCGGATAATGCAGCACCGCGCACCGGCAATTGACGATCTCGGCCGCCGATCCAGAGGGATCGCCCGGAACCATGAGGCTCTCGCCTCCAACGTCAAAAGGCTCATCAATGCCAACCTCTTGGCCATCGGCCGCCGAGTGACTAGGCCGCGTGCGAGCATCCTCCGCGCTCTGCCAAGTCTTGACCAGCTCAAGGCCGGTGGAGCGTGCGGCCTCATCGGATCCGATGGTGGAGGCGGTGTGCATCTCCGTCCGCGCGATCCGCGCCGCGTTGGTTTGGGAAAGGCGATTGCCGATGCTCTCGCGGATGAGCTTGGCGGTGCCAGCCTCTCCGGTGCCATCGGCAAAACTATCATGGAGCACCTTTCGCACCGCCTCTTTGAGCGTGCGGGTGATCGTTACCGCGCGATCCAGAGCATGGAAGCTCACCCATCGGCGGATGGTGCTCTCAAAGATCTCTTGCGCGCCCTTCTCCTCAAGGAAACGATTGAGGCCATCGCGCGGGAACTCAACAAGATCCTCCACTCCACCGCGCACCGGGCCAACGCCGGGAGCAAGGCCGGGATAGTAGCTCTTGGCTAGATCGGTGAGGCGCTCCAGCGTGCGGCCGCCAAAGATGAGCGCGGTTTGGTGGAGGCGCTTCTCAAGGGCTGCCGCGATGAGTGGCCGGTGATCCTCCACAATCTGGAGCGCGGCATCCTCTCCGCCATAGTGATAGCGATCCGCGATAGTGGCCGCCATGGCCTTGAGGATCTGCTTGAGATCGGCCTCCGCCAATCCCTCTTGCCTCACAAGGAGCCGGTTTTGTTTGACCAGCTCGCGCCGGAGCTTGGAGCTCATTTGGGATCTCCATCAAGGCTCCGCGCCGCCGCGTGCCACAATCCCGGCCAATTCGGATGGAAGCGCGCGCCAATCACAAGCTCATTCCCCTCCCGGCGCGATGAGGTGAGCTCCAGCTCGCCAATGAGCACGCCATTGACCTCCAGAGGCTCTCGCTCAATCCCCGGCCGCATCGGGATTTCCAGAGGGAGCCGCGCCGCCCGGCTGGAAACCAACCTCATCAAGCGGCATCATCGCACCGCCAACCAAGATGGATCCGCCGGGCTGTGTGGTTGGCGAATATGGCTCATAGCCAACCGCCTCGCGCTTCTCATCCGTGGTGAGGAAAGAGGCTTTCTCAACCCGGCTCCATACCGCCTCGCGCTCAACGGAGAGCGCCTCAACTTGATCAACGTCATAGGTGAGGCGCAAGCCGGGATAGGTTGGCTGGATCCAGTTTGAGAGGGCATCGCAAAGGCGATCCATGAGCGGGAGCACGGTTTGCCGGTGGAAGGCGCGATTGGCCTCCGCAAAGTTGGAATAGGTGTTGTCGCCGGGAATGCCTAGCAACATGGGAGGCACGCCAAAGGCGAGAGCGATCTCACGCGCGGCCTCGCGCTTGCCAACCACGAACTCCATTTCACGCGGGCTCATGCCCATGGGTTGCCACTCAAGGCCGCCCTCAAGGAGAAGCGGCCTCCCTGCATTCGCCGCTCCAGAGTGCTTCTCCTCCAGCTCGCGCTTGAGCCGGATGAATTGATCATCGGAGAGCTTGCCATCGCCATCGCCCTCCGCCTTGTAAACCAACGCGCCGGATGGTGAGGCGGAGTTGTCAAGGAGCGCCTTGTTGTAGCCTCCGGCCGAATTGTGAACGTCAATGGCAAAGGAGGCCGCCTCCATCGGGCTCATCCCATACCAATCATTTAGCGGGTTGAACTCGCGGAGGTGCATGATCGGAGTTTGCTCCGATGGCCGGAGATCCATTTGGAAATCATAGGAGGAGGAGCTCTCCACCGAATAGCGCCACGCTTGAGGATAGCCCCGGCGGCCGGGAATGGCCTTCATCCGATCCGGCCGGAGGGCATAGAGCTCGCGGAGCTGGCCATCCAAGATCACCGCCTCAAAGAAGGCATCGCCATGCAATTTGAGATAGGAAATGAAGGCATCAATGAGCTCCGCGCCGCTCTGCCATGGGTTGGCGCGATTGAGAACGGTGAGGAGCGGATGATTGGCCATCTCCTTGTTGCCCTCATAGGCAAGGAAAGGGATCGCGGCCACGTTCTCCGCGATCATCCGAATGCAGCGATAGGCAACCGGGTTTTGGCCATAGCCCTCTTTGGCAAAGGCGCGATAATTGCGGCCACTCCAAACGGGTTGGCCAACATTCCGAACGGAGAGCATCCCTCCAACCGCGCTATCTTTCCTGCCAAGGAAACGATCTAGCCAACCCATGCTCACAAGCTCCTAACCGATGGCTCACGCGCTGACTTAGCGGAAAGCTCTGTCAATGCCCATACCAACGCGTCCGCTCTATCGGGAGAGCCCTCTCCAATAAAGCCCTTGGTTGTCATGGCGCAAAGTTGATCCTCAAGATCTGGATGGCTTCCAGCGTGCGAAACCTTGCCCTCCTCATAGATTGAGGAGATCGGCTCCGCTCGCGCAACCTTGCCGCGCGAGGCGCTAACCGCCTTGAATGGAACCGATGGATCCGCCGTTTTGATAACGTGGCGCACCATATCTCCGCCAAAGTTGGTTTCCGCAACCACGCGATCCGCCTTGAACTCATGGAAAGCGCGCACCACGCGAGATCCCCATCCAGCCGGAGAGAGGTTGCACGAATAATCAGCAAGCACGTAATAGCGCCCATCAATTCCAAGCCCGGCCACAATGATGCCAATATCATCATTGGTGGCATCGGAGCCGCCTTTGGTGCCGGAGGGATCCACCGCCACAACCACTCGCACAAGATCCGGCACTCTGCCCATGGCCACGCGCCCGGCATCCAAGCCCTCCAGCGTCCAAAGCGCGCCCTCCGTTTCGGCCGCCCATTCGCCCTCCTTAAATCGCTTTTGCTTGGCCGCGCTCATGGCGTTGAGGATCTCAAAGTAATCCTCCGCAATGTTTTCGCGGTTATCATCCGGATTGATCCTCATCTCCGCATAGGCAGAGGGATCGCTCACCTCCTCCCGCGTGCCGGGCTTGAGCTTCTTAACGAATAGGTGAAACGTCCAATGGAGCTTGGTTGTAGGGTTGCAATCGAAATAGGCGCGGAGCTTGAGGCCGCTCTTTTCGGCAAGTCTGGAGAGCGCGGTTTCAACGGATCCCCATGGCACTTGCGAGCACTCGTTAAAGAATACCGTTGAGAACTCCATCCCAAGGATCTTATCAACGCGATCCGCATCATCCAGCCCGCAAAACACAATGGCGGAGCCATTCGGGAGGGTGATGGTGAGATCTGAAATCGCCTCCTTGAATGGCACGCCGGGAAAGCACTTGGCCATCACATCAAGAAAGGTTTTCCAAACGGAGCCCTTGATCGCGTTGCGGCGGAAGCGGAAAACCGCGTGATTGGTGCCGGGAGCTCGCATCGCGCGGATGGCGAGGGCGCGGCAAATCAGAAAGGTTTTTCCGGATCTGGAGCCGCCTCGCAAGAGCGTGTATTTGTGCCGGGCAAGGAGCTTATTGCCCTTGCGTTGCGCCCTTGTGAGCTTGAATTGCGCGCCGGTGGCGATGGCGGCCACGGTTAGAGCTCTGCATCATCGCCGGTGATCGTGATGTTGATGGCCGATCCATCAAACTCATGCACGGAGCCGGGCCGCACGCGATGCACCACGTTGAGGAGGAAATCCACTTTCTTGGAAGAAACGGTATAGGCCACATCTTTGGAAACGCCTTCCGGAATTTCCTTCATCATGGCCATCTCATGAGCGCGCTTGAGTAGTTGCTCCTTTTGCACGGATAGGCCGCTATCCAGCTCCTCCCTATAATGCCGGTCCAAGGTGTCAACGGAGAAGCCACCGCCAAAGGCATCATTGAGCACGCGCGCGATCTCCGGTTGAGGGATCCCGTAACCGGCAAGGCGCTTGACTGCGGCCGCCGCCTCATCGGTGCGAATGTGAGGGAGGTTTCCCCTCTTGCCCTCATCGGGTGAGCCGGTGCGCTTGCCGCGCTTGGCTCCGCGATTGTCTCTCTCTGGATCAACTCTTTCCGGCATGGGCGGATCTATATCCCTCCATCGCGTTAACCTCAACCGTTGAGAGATCGGCAAGATGCGCTTGGCTAGGTGGCGCTATGGATCCGGATCTTGAGAGATGGCGTGCGCGGAGGCTGGAGCGCGATAGGAGGTTGCTCTTGGAGCGCCTCGCGCGCGAGCGCCGCGCCGCGCTCCGATCCTGCCTTAATAGGCTTGCCAGCAATTAGGCGATGGCATCCGCAAGCTTTGTCCAAATCGGTTGAGCTTGAGATCCGCTGTTCCGATAGACCAGCCCGGCGGTTATATCGCTGTAGAGCGCGCCCTTGAGCGCAACTCCCTCGCCGGTAGCCGGAGGCGTGCCATCGGTATAATCAACCGGAGCACCGGCTCCATAGAGGTGGAGGGAGGCCAAGAGCGCGGCGGTGGCATCGGCTTCCGTGCCTTGGATCTGTTCCGCAATGTAATCGGCCAAGAGCTGCGCGAGCTGCGCCGGTGAAACGTCATATTCCACACCGTTGCCCGCGATGATCCGGATATATTCATCGCCGGAAATTGCCACTTTGCGGTTTGCCATTGAGGAGATCCTTTGCCTTGCGCCGGTGGAAATAACCGAATGGAGCGCGCGCGTCTATAGGAGGCGATCTTGCCGCTCCACCGATAGCGCGCCGCGTGAGTGCTGCGATGGAGGATCCTCCGGCTTGCCATGCTCCGGCGGCCGCCACTTGGCCTCCAAGATCCTGCCATTGCGATCCTTGCGGATGGAGTAGAGGATCCAGCCCGGCCGCGCCTGATAACTGAAATTTAGGCCGCCGCGCGGGCCTCCAGCAAAGCGATCACTCATCTCCCGGCCCATCTTGGAGCGCGCGCTCAATGGCAGTGATCGCCGGTTGGATCCAGAAATTGGAAAAGCCGGAGCGAATGCTCTCCGCCGCGTTGCGATAGGCCGGGCCTTGATCCTCAACCGCCTTGGCCAATGCCTCACGCGCGCGCTCTGTCACTTGTTTCCACCTATCGCCAAGAGCACAAGGCAAGCATCCCAATGGCTCTCACATTCAAGCACCGGCGCGCGCGTTTCGCTGTTGACCACATCGCTATTTGCCGCGTGATAGTCACCAGCCGGAAGCGAGGCCGCGCGCTCTTTGGCTCTGGCCTCGCGCGCCTTCCTATCGGCGGAGATCCGGCTCATGCTCCGATGAGGAGCGAGCAAGCCCTCCCCGCTCATGGCCGATCTCCGCAATCAAGGATGGCGATCACTCCGCGCGGGAGGCTCCGATCAAGCCGGATCGGATAGCCAAGGAGCGCGGCATAAGGCTCCTTTGGAGCGGTGGAGTATGTGATCGCGTTGCGATTTGTGAGGCCGTTTTGATGAACAATGTGAGCCCATCCAGCCTCCGAAACCTGCCACCGCTTGGCGCGGCCAACCCGCTTCCGCGCTTCTCCAGCCGCGCGCACCAAGCGATCAAAGAGGGGAAAGCGGAGATCCGGCAACGGATCGGATGAGGCTGGCCTTGCCGGTCCCTCATCGGGATAGAATTTTACGGTGATTTCCATGGGTTTCAGCTCCCTTGAATTGAGGTGGCCGGTTGGCTTTTGCGATTGATTGGGCGCACGCGAGGCCAACCGGCCTATTGCCGAGACATTGGGGGAATTATCCCGGCAAACGGAAATTGAGGTGATTGGCCATCGCCTCCACTTGATGATGGAGCTTGAGCACCTCACCGCGCGGATCATAGCCCTCAACAAGCTCACCGGCCGCGAGCTCGCCATCCATGAGGCGCGCGGTTTCATTGGCGAGGATTTCGGTGTGGCCATCAACCGTTTTGGCCAGAGCCTCAACGTGAGCCTTGAGATCCGCGATGATCTCGCCATCCTTCATGGCACGATCAAAATCAGCTTTGCGGTCAGCCTCTAGGGCATCCAGCCTTGCGAGAATAGCGGTGAGATCAGCTCCAGCCGCTTGAGTTGCTTCCTTGGCCATAAAGTCTCCTTGTGATTGGCCGCGCGACAATGGCACAAATTCTTGTAACGTCAACCGGCTTTCACTCCACCTCCGCGCGATAGCGCACTACGTCAAAGGGATGGCCGGTGAGCGTCCATCGCGTGCCAATGGCCGCCCATGATGCCTCCGGCTTGAGGCCATTCCTCAACTCAACGTGCATCCGCGCGCCCTTCTTGTTGAGGCGCGATGGGATCCGGCCATCCTCATTCTCCCTCCAGCGAGGGCCGCTCATGGTCGCGGATCCGGATAGCCGCCATGGAGTGGCCGTGCGCCAAGCGAGATCTCAAGATCCCGGCGCGCGAGGCGCTCCGCTTGAGCCCGGCTTGTGATCCCAAGATGGCGCTCAATGATCGGCATGGAGGGCTCTGGAGCGGTGATAGGATCACGCCGCAAAGCGCGCTCATCCTCAAGCTGGAGCTCCAGCCGGGCAATCTTGCCATGGAGAGCCTCAATCGTGGCCTCCCGCTTCATGCCAACCCAATGGCGCAACGCCTCCGCCGCAATCAACGTGGCCGCCCCGGCCATCGCTCCTCCGGCGATTTGAAAGATTGTGTGGATCAATTCCATGGTTTCAGCTCCTTGAGTGCTTGCTTGAACGTGCGCCACAACTTGGCCAAGCGCACCAAGTCTAAGGCTATCTTGAGCCGGAGGCGGCACTCGCGGCAAGCCTCATTTGATCCGCGAGGCTGGCCACAAGATCCGCAAACCGGATAGGCCATCACGCGAGGCCGCCACCTGTCGCAAGAACCGAAAGGGAGCGCGGTGATCCGGAGCAACTTGCACCGATGATCCCGCGCCCTGAAATGCTGGCATTGAGCGCAACGCTTGCTCTTATCCATCTCCGTTTTCCTCCTCGCGCGCGAGTTTGCTCCGCTCATTCTGGAGCTCTTTGAGAGCATCCCCCCTCTCTTTGAGGTTGAGTGCGATGGTTTCCGGATTGCGGTAAACGTATTGGCCGGAAAGGAGGAGGATGAGGTTTCCTTGCGTCTCTGCCACTCGCTTGATGTAATCGGAGAGGGCATCCAGCTCATCTTGAGAGAGCTTCCGGAGATGGATCTTGCGGAGCGTTTCCTCAAACTCGCGTTGCCTCCGATCACGGATGAGGCGATTGGCCTTGGCGTGAGCGAGCGCCGTTGGCGCGAGATAAGCCTTGGCGATAGTGAGCACCTCATAGGGAGCCGGAAGCCACTCCATGGTTTTGACGCAAACGGTTGCCGCGTGCTGGATGGCGGCCTTGCTCTGCCCGGCGAGGGCGAGGCGATAGGCTCCAAGTTTGATCTTGCCAGCCTCAAGGCCGGTGCGAGGTGCCTTGAGCGATCCCGCGAGAAATGCCACAACCTCGCGGATCTCATCCTCCGTTGCGGCCGGTAGGGCCGGAGGCGGGTTGTCAGCAAAGAGCGCGAGAGGCTGGATCATCTCATCCGGAATTTCCGTTTCGTCTCTCCATGCCTTCAAGAGCGGCATCAAGGAGGCCGTTTCCGGAGTGAGGGCTAGTGCGGTTTCCATTGTTGTTCCCTTTCAGCTCAAAAACGCCCCTCCATCCATTGAGGATGGATTGATCAATCACGGCCGTTGAATCGTGGCCGTGATCGGTATGGATTTGCTCCAGCTTGGAGATGAGAAGCTCCTCCGCGCGAGGCGAGAGCGGAGCCTTGATTTTGCGGCGATGCTCACGGAAATTCCGGAGCGCCTCATCCGGCACGGAAAACACAAAATCCGCTTGTTGTATTCCGTTAGGAATACTCTCGTTCTCGTTCTCGTTCTCGTTACTTCCAAGAGTGTTGGCATCACTCTTTGATGAGTGTTGAGCTTGTTCCTGATTTTCCGGAGTTTTTTTGGCCTTTCCTCCGCGAGATTTTTTCGTCCAGAGCTCGAAAGCCTTTTCCGCTTCCGCGAGAGCGCGGCTCACAAAAAGGCCGCCGCCTTGCGTCCGGACAACCTTGCCAGCATCAAGGAGCATGGTGAGATCCTCCTCCCATGAGCTTGATCGTGAGAAGCGCAAGCGCGCCTCCGCCGCTGGCAAGGGCTCACGCTTATCCCAATTGTAGAGGCAGATTTGGAGATAGAGCCACTCCGCCATTGGCGGCATGAAGGCCATTCCGCCAAGCCAATCCGATGAGTAGAATTGCACATATGAGTGCCGTTGTTGACTGGCCATTAGATGGCTCCGCGCTGGAGGTTGCGGTCAACGGATTGAGGCTGTAATGAATGCACGGTCAACGCCTTTCCTGTTAGGCTTTGATATGAGCGGGCCGCTCTCTCCCGGCAAGTTGAGAGCGCCCGCTCGCTCCTCCTAAACATGATTTTGTGCAACGGCAAGGCTCCGCGCATAGCTCCGCGCCGGGAGATCGCCACGGATGATCATCTTGCTCCGGATCTCGCTCACTATCTCCTCCGTGATCCCCTCGCTTGGCAGAGCCACCAAGGAGGCAATCCGCCGATCCTCACGATAGATCCGCACCGCGCGGCAAATGGCTTGATAGGTGTCATGATCTATTTTGACCTTGCGGCCATTTCTCATCTTGATAGTTACGATCCCGCTCATGGGGTTTCTCCTTGGGCTTGCGGTTTCAGCTCCCGCAAAGGAGGCCGCTCTCTGTTGTGGAGGGCGGCCTTTTCCTTTGTTTCCGTATTGCACGGAATTTGACGGAAAGGGCTTGAGGGCATCTCTGGCCTCACGTTGGTTGATTGCCCTCTCCGCTCCTCATGGAGCTTTCTTGAGTGGAGCGCGGCAAGCTCATCACATCGCCTATTGAGGCGCACGTTGTGATCAGTTGCCTCTAAGGCTTTTGGTTGATGGCCCTTGATCCAATCCGCGTAAACTATGAAGCGGCCGCGTGCGATTTTCTGGATATGCTTGATCGCCTCAATTGTTTGTTTGCACTTGCCCTTGTGCGATCCGGATCTAATCCTCTTGACCACATTTTGATTGTCCAAGAAAACTCGCACATCACGATCAATGAGCCCCGCTTTGGCAAAGTGATGCAAGGCATTTGCAACCGCGCGGGCCTCCGCCGCCGTGCTGGAGGTGATTTCCCCCTTAAGCGGGCCGCTTGCCTCATGCTCAACGCCATCCGCAACCAAGATCCCGGCCCATGAGGCGGACTTTGTCTCATGGTGGTTTGATGCATCGGTGAAAAGCTGGAGAGCTCCAGCCCGGCGGAGGCGCTTTTCATCTTTGGAGTTGATGTGGATCTCTCTCCCGGCCTCAAAATTGGCAAGGTGAGCCGCCGCCACTCCGGAGGGAGTAAGGAGATTTTTCTTGTTGCGGTAAAGGATCCCAATCTTGCCATCATGGCGATAGCGGAGAACCTCCCATTCGTTTGTAGGATCAATGAGCTCCGCACCAGCCAAAACAATTGCCTCACGGAATTGATTGAGCTGGAGAGGCTTTGTTGATGATCTGGAGAAAAGGCGCATCACGGCCGGGCTCTCTTTGAGATCTCATAAAGCCACACAATGGCCTCATCCGCGCTCGCCTCATTCGGGCCAAGCTCGCTCTTGCCGGTGCCGCTCTGGCCAGTTGGCCAAGCGCAAACGCTCGCATCTATCGCCTCCGTGCGGAGGGATTTAACAAGGAGCGATCCCGTCCATCCGTTTGCAAAGTTGAACCTCACGCGAGGCCAACGGGTTGAGGGATCAAGATCCGCCTCAAAATCATATAAGCTCATGGGTTTTCAGCTCCCTTTGTGGTTATTCCAAGGTTTCCAAGAATGGATGGGCGATCCGCCAAGGTGGCGTGATCCGGTGATCATGGAGGAGGTGATCAAGGATCCCGATTGCCTCCGCCTCATCATGGGTTGCGGGATCCATTCCATATTGGCGGCACCGCTCAATGGCCATCCGCTTGAGCTGGAATGGAGTTTTGCCTTTGCGCTCCTTGGCCGGTCCAAGGAATGTTTCGCGCCAATGGCTGGCATCAACGCTTTTCACGGCCACGCTCTTGATTTGGGCAATGCTCTCAATGTGAGCAACAAGGCCATAGAGCCCGATCAATTTATCAATCTTATCAACCGGGAGCTTGAGAGGGGTTTCGTGCGCGATGAGGTAGAGGCTCCGCTCCTTGTGGATTGCGCCGATCTGGCGATGCAATCCGATGAAGGCGAGCGCGCGGGTTTTGATCCCCTCGCAAAGCGGCCACGCGCCGGAGCGCGGGAGGGGATCGCCCTCATCCCATAGCGCAAAGCCACAAGATGAGAGCGATTGATCCAGTGCGAGAAAGCGCCTCAACGGAGAGCCCTTTCTTTTCTCTCCGCATCGGCACGATCATCCTCCGCCGCCTCGCGCTCCTCACGCCCTTCCGCGCTTTCATGCCAGCCACGGCCGGAGCAATAGGCGCATCCGTTGCCGTAGCAATTTGAGCAATCAACCTTGTGGCGATCTTGAACGCGGAGCGGCCTCATCCTCCAAGCTCGCTTTCCGGAGCATCCTTGAGCGGAATGGAAAATCCCTCCACTCCTTCCGCGAGATCCACAAGATCCCGGCGCACGCCAATTCCAAGCGGCCGCATAAGGCCAAAGAGCGCGCGCAAATATTCGGATTGGAGCTCATCGCTCATCCGCGAGATCTTGAGTGCATCCTTGGCCGCGCCCTTGTGAACGTGGCAACCGTCCTCAACTCGCTTCCAAGAGGCGGAGAGATCGCCATTCATCTTTGCCCGGCGCTCTCCAGAGGTGGCGATTTCCTCACGGATGATCTTTGCCGCGCCTTCATAGTCTGGAGCCGGAGGGCCATTCTCCGGCGGTTTCGCGCCCTTGTTTTCGGGAGGGGTTGCCGGTTTCTTTTCCGGCGCTTCTTTCGCGTCCATAGGTTTCAACTCCAGAGGCCAGAGGGATCAACTCCAGAGGCGGCCTCCCGCTCCTCCGGAGAAAGGTGTTAGGCGCGCTCCGTCCGGATCTCATCGGCCGCGCGGCAAAGCGCCTCCAATGTGCTCCAAGATGGGCTCCATGCCGGATCATCAATCGCGTTGAGCGAGTTGCGATGCACTTTAGCGCGCCGGGCAAGCTCTGCCTTTGACGCAAGGCCGGAGGCGATTGCCTCCCTCACCTCGCTAGGGTGCCGGGCTTTTGGTTTGTCCATGGGTTTCTCCGAATGCTGCACAATGCGGAGGGCTTAGTTGCATAAAAAAATATGGAGGGCAAGGCTTGCGTTTCACATTTTTGTGTGCCAGTTGAGCGGCTCAACGCAAGGGAGCTGAACCTCATGCAATATACGCCAACCCCATATTCTGAAGCAAAGCACGTCTCCTCCAAGTCTCTCGCTCAATACCATGAGCACGAGGTTTCGCTTGAGTGCGAAAATCCGGAGGATCCGGAAGGGGATCTGATTGAGCACGAATTTTCGCTGTTTTTTTCCATGCAAGGCGCGGAGCCCGATGTTGGAATTTTCAGCGAGTATATTGATGATTTTTTCTATTGCATGAGCGATGGCTCTCCGGTGCCGGAGGCCGTTTGGATTGAAACCGACAAGATCAACTCCGGCACCTGCAAGGCCATTGATGCTTGGCATGAGAGGAATTGCGAGCGCGCCCTTGAGGGTGAGTTGTGATGATATATCCCGGCTATATTCTCGCTGCGATCCGGAGCGCGCTCAAGGAGAGCACCAACCGCACGATCTCCCAAGAGATCACGATTGACAACCAACAAGTGAACGGCACCTTTGGAGTGCATCAAGCCCGCGTGCGCCTCAAGGGCGATCCAACGGTTTACCGCTTGATCATCGCTCCAGCCAACGCGCCGCTCCAGTGCGGAGGCCGCGATCTGGAAACCTATTTTGCACAACCGCTTGGAGAAATGTGATGGCAACCGCAATCATCTTCACCCTACTCACCATTGCCCTCGCGCTTGTGGCATTCGGTGATTGTCTCCTTGATCGCCGGAGGTTTTACCTCACATTTTCCGCCTTCCTCATCATCGCCATTGCGTGCGGCGATGCTTGGGAAAAGATCACCCCGTAAAGGAGTTGAACAATGCCAGAGTTACTAGACGATTATTGCAAGGCGGAGTTTCCGCTTGTCATCAAGCAAGGGCCGCGATTTGCGCGCCTTCTCGGCACTATCGGAGGCCGTGTGGTTGGATATACCTTCCACACTAGAGAGGTGGATGGTGAGGTTGTGGAGATCTTCTCCGTGTCCTTGGATTGGAATGGAGATGGCACTTTTTCGGATGGCCTATTTCCGGATATGAATTTGCCAGCGCCTCCGGCCAAGCGTGCTGAAAGGTTGGTCTTGCTGGAGAATGAGAAGGCCAGCGCGCAAGGCCGCCTAGATGCAATGCCCGATGCGCCGCCGGAATGGCGCGGCATTGATGAGCGCCGCATCCTGCAAATCAATGAAGAAATCGCAATCTTGAAGGGATATGAAGCATGAGCACCGCAATCAAAGATGGGATCTATTTTTCCATGCCAGAGGAGGATTATCTAGCCGTTGATCGGCTCTCCAAGAGCGGGATCAAAAAGCTCCTCATCTCTCCGGCCGATTTTTGGGAGAGCTCATGGCTCAACCCTAATCCGCGCAAGCTCACGCCGGAGATGGAGAAGCGCCAAGAGATGGCCAAGATCCTTGGCCGCGCCTATCATTGCGCGAGGCTGGAGCCGGAGAGCTTCCATGATCGCTATGTGCGCGAGCTGTCGCAATCTGACTTTGCAGAGGTTGAGGGTTTTCTCTCCACCGGCTCCGCGATGGGCGCAAAGCTGGAGGAGCTTGGCCTCAAGAAATCCGGATCCGTTATGGAGCAAGCCCGGCGCTTGCGCGATGAGGGCGGAGTTTCCAGCGATCTTATTTGGCACCTCCAAATGGAGATTTGGGCAAATGACAAGGGCGGCCGCACCGCCATTCCGGCGGAGGCTTGGGATCAAATCCTCATTGATATGGAGCGGATTAAATCCGTGCCTTCCGTCCATGAGTTGCTCACCGGCGGAGCGCCGGAGGTTTCGATCTTTTGGACTTGCCCGGCCACCGGGATCCCGATGAAAGCGCGGATTGACTATCTCAAGCCGGATTGCTGGATTGAGTTTAAGAGCTTTGCCAACGTTAACGGCAAGCACCTCAACCAGTGCCTCACCGATGCCGTGCGCTTCAATCGCTATTATATTGATGCCGTTGTTTATCATCATGCGATTGACGCGATCATAAACTTTGATGGCATGGAGATTATTGGCAACCACACCAAGGAGGAGGCCGCTCTCATTCACGCGATCAAGGGCGATGATGGCATGGATTGCCACCTCATCTTTCAGCAAAAAGGAGGCGTGCCAAACGTGCTTGATCGCAAGCTCCGCCTTTTCAACTCATCGGCAAATGATGCCTTGGCAGAGCTGGAGCGCACCGGCGCGAATGAGGAGCACCTTGAGCGCGCGCGCAAGCTCGCGGCCATGAGCGATGGCTCAAGATCCGCGCTCCACATCAAAGCTCGCCGTGAGATCGCCATGGCAAAGCGCGATTTCCTTGCTTATTCGGAGATCTATCCGGCCGGAGATCCGTGGCTCCCGTTCAACCCGTCTGGAGAGATCACGGATGATGATTTCTCCTCCTATTGGCTGGAGGAGGTGGCCTAAAATAATAGGCAACCGCGCCAAGATTTGCTAAGGGAATTTGAGGCGATCAACGCCTCTTGGAGCTGATAAAATGTCTCAATCAAAAGAATTGGCCGCCGCCGGTGGCCGGGATCTCGCGCCTCAAGCCTCTGGAGTGCCGGTGGCTCAACGGATGGAAATGTTGCGCGAGGCGCTTCTCAATCCTCAAGTTGATCCAGCCAAAGCGGCGGCCATGGCGGATCTGATTTTCCGGATGGATGATCGTGATCGTGAGGCCGAATTTAACCGGGATAAGGTGGCCGCTATCGCCATGATGCCAGCCATTTTCCAAGCTGGCACCAATACCAATACCAAGGCCAAATATGCCAAGTTTGAGGATATGCACCGCAAGGTGAGGCCGGTGCTTGATGCTCACAATCTGCAAATCAGCTTTGATATTGGCGCGGCCGCGAATGGCGCGGTTTCCGTCACTCCGATCCTCTCCCATCGCAACGGCATCACGGAGCGCGGGAGTGCGATGGTGTTTCCGCCCGATACCGGCCCCGGCCGGAGCGCGGTGCAAGCCGTTGGATCCTCCGCGAGTTACGGCAAGCGCCACACCATGAAAGCCATGCTCAACATTGTTGAGGGAGGTGAGGCGGATGATGATGATGGCGAGGGAGGCGGCACTCCAGAGGATCGCCTTTCCGATGATCAGCGCGCTCTAGTCAACGCCGGGAGATCGGCCGCGCTGGATGGATCCGCGAAATATCAGGAATGGTTTGCCGCGCTTCCAGCCGCTCAAAAGGGTTGGCTGGCCTATGAGCCATATCACAACCAGAACAAGCAAGCCGCGGAAGCGGCCGATCAACCTTTGTGAGATGCCACACCGCCGGGCAAGATCGGCGGCAATCAATGGAGTTGAAGCGATGCCCATTTATGGAGTTACCGTGCGCGGCGAAACCAAGGAGCGCATTGTGCGCGCCTCAAGTGCTGCCAAGGCGCGGGATCACGTTGTTGAGGCCAAGCCTCTCAACGCGGAAGCCTTGGCCGATGCCATCGGCAACGGTGCCACAATCGAAACCGCGAGCGAGGGCGAAAGCGATCCGGCCGGTGGAGAGGCCGAAACCAAGGAATAACCACAACCAGCCCGGCGCGGAGCAATCCCGCCGGGCTCATTGTCTGGAGCTGGATAATGCAAAACCGCCAATTTATCTCCGTGCGCTTCTCTCCAGTAGATGCCCGGCGCTATACCTATCACAATGATCAAGCACCGCTTGCCATCGGTGATCACGCCAAAGTGATCGCGCGCGGCGGCCGCCCGGTTGAGGTTGAGGTTGTCGAGATCCTCAAGGATCCTCCGGCCTTTGAAACCAAGGCCATCATCTATCCGGAGCCGCAAGGATCGCTTGCCCTATCGGGAGAGGGCGAATGAGCCACAAGCGCGAGGTTTTCAAACCATATCAGGATCACCAAGATCCAACCACAAGCGCGGAGTTTGAGGTTTTGGCCTCACTCCTTGAGGCTGGCCACGATTGGAGCAAGGCGGCCGCTCTGGCCAAGCTCACTCCGCAACATCTCACTTGGCTCTTTCACCATGCTTGCGGTTGCCGCCCGCCCTCATCATTCTTTGAGGCACTTCTCCGCAATGGTGAGATTGAGAGGGCCGTTGGCCTTGTGCGCGATGCCTCGCGCCTCCTCTTGGTTGGAGCCGGATGATGCCGATCCATCCAGACAACCGCCACCGCTATCCCAAGGATTGGCCGGAGATCTCCAAGCGGATCCGCTTTGAACGCGCGGAGGGCCGGTGCGAGTGTGAGGGAGAATGCGGCCACGATCATCAAGGCCGGTGCGAGGCGATGCACGGAGAGCCGCATCCCGTTACCTCATCCAAGGTGATCCTCACAACCGCGCACCTCAACCATACTCCAGAGGATTGCCGGGATGAGGTGCTCCGCGCGATGTGCGCCCGGTGCCATTTGGCTTACGATCAAGAGCATCACGCCACCTCGCGCCGCGCGAGGGCAGAGAAGGCCAAGGCGGATCGCAAGGAGCGAGATCGCCGGTTTCACAACCTCATGGCCTTTCAAGCGGAGTGCGCGCTTGGCCGAAAGGTTGCGCGATAGTGTTTGAGATCGTGAAAACCGGCACCGGCTGGAGTTGGCAAATGATTTGTGAGCGCGGCCGCGTGCTTGTCTATTCCCAAGAAACCTATCCAAGCGATCATGAGGCAGGATCCGCGGCCAAGGCTTGGAGAGCCCACTTTTGGGCAATTGCGGATCAAGTAGATCACCGGATGGCGCGGTGCATATGATGGAGGAGTTATGAAAAAGGTTGCATTGATGATCGCTCTCTTGGCGATGAGCTCTCCGGCTTGCGCGGATCGCGTCCAAGATCTTTCCATGGCGCTCCGAAAGGCCACTCTCTCAACTTGCTCCTATGATGTGAGAGGAGAGCCTCAATCTTGCGTTGGCTGGATCAAGGTTTCCGGATCTCCGATTTTCAACGCCTATTCCAAGCGCGGCAACATCACGCTCAATCGCGGCCTTGTTGATGCCCTCAATGATGATGAGCTCGCCTTTGTGATCGGCCATGAGATGGCTCACGCGATCCTTGGCCACAATACTCCCGGCCACCTTGGCGGAGTTGCGGCGGAGCTGGAGGCGGATCGCTATGGCGTGCGCTTCGCAATGCGCGCCGGTTATGATCCAGAGGCGGCCGTGAGCGTGATCAAGAAAGGCACGCTCACTTGGCTCCTTGGCTTTCCGTTCTCTCTCCTGTCGCATCCGATCACCGGCACGCGGATCAAGGCGATAAGGGAGGCCGCGCGTGAGGAGCTCACCGGCGCTTGAGTATGTGATCACAACCGCTCTGGATGGCACCGTGCGGCTCTCCAAGTGCGGCTCATGGGGTAACATTCCCAAGGCCAGCATGGTAGAGGCGGAGGCCGATGCCGCGCGCGATGCCGGAAAGCTCCCTTTTCAAATCCAGCGAAAGAGATTAAGGCTCTAAGCGCCTTTCAGGCATCCTCTCCCAAAACTTCCGGCCGGGCCGCTCTAGGGCGCTCCGGCCTTTCTTTTGATGCACAATATAGTGTTGCATCGGATCGCGTTTCCGACTAATACGCAATCACCTTATGAGCTGAAAGGTGAAACCCATGCCTAACAATGATCAATCTATCGCCACGGCCGCGAAATCGGAAAATTCCGCAACGTGCCTTTGCCCCGGTTGCGGAGCGAGTTTTTCCTCTGGAGGGCGCGGAATGGGCAAGCGGTTTTGCTCCGATCCTTGCCGCCGATCATTCCTCAACCGTCACACAAGCGAGGGAGCGGTTTTGGCTCCATTCGTGAAAGCATGGCACGCCACGCGCCACGCCAAGCCGGGATCACGCGAGGCCGCGATCTGCACTTTCGCGCGCGGTCAAATAACCGAGATCTCCCGCCTCTTTCTGGATCGGGATAAGGAGGAGGGCCGCGATGTGGTGGCCTATGTTGGCCAGCTCATGGATAGCGGCACGCTTTACATTGATCGGCGGAGCTAACCGCCACAAACCTCAAGCGCGGCCGTGAGAGCATCCTCACGCGCCGCGCGCATTGCTCGCCCTGCAAGAATGAGCTGCACTCTCTCAAAGATGTTGGCGGCCGCACGGAGCTTCTCCGGAGCATCCGGATAGGCTGGAGCCGGTCCAATCCGCTTCATGGCCGCGCGCACGCAAGCCGGATCATCCACCGGCACCTTAACCTCAACCGTTCTCACAACCGGCTCCGGCACTTTGACAATCGTATGAGTGCATCCAGCAAGGAGGATAAGCGCGAGTGGATAGAGCCTCATTGGCCAACCTCCCTCAAGATGAGTTGATCCGCCGCTTGGCAAGCATCGCCCTCCGGCTTGGCGGCCATGATCCGCGCGGCCGCGCTTGTGGCATCGCTGGATCTGGAGAGGATCCGATCCAGAGCGGAAAGGCGTGAGGCACCGGCGGAGGCGAGCACCTCCAGAGCGCGGCCTTGAGCGTCAATGGATCCTTGCAAGAGCGATGAGTTGGCGCGGCAAGTTGTGAGATCCGATTGAGCGCGCTCCAGCCGGAAAGAAAGGCCATCGCGCGGATTGCTGATTTGATCTTGGAGTGCGGAGATCTCCGCGTTTTTGGAGATGATCACGAATGCAAGAGCGGCGGAGAGGCCAATGCAAGCCGCTCCGCCGATCCATGCAAGAATGCGATCCAGCATCTAGCCGATCTTGGTAATGGCAGAGCGGAGCGCGCCGATGCCAAGGCCGTTGATTGCGAGGCCGATGGCTTCCGCAATGGAAAGATCCCCATGGAGATAACCGCCAACGGCCGAAAGCACCGCGCCGATCATCACAAGATAGCTTTTCTTCATTCGCTCTCTCCTTGTTGATGTGAGCCCGGCCCTCATACTCTCCCCGCGTGAGGTTGGCCAGCTAGGGCCGCTTGCCCCGGTGGAGGTGCCTCATGAGGTTGTTAAAGCCGGGATGGATGGCCTCAATGTGGAGATGGATCTTGCGCGCCTTCAAATAGGAGAAAACGGCCACGAAAGCCGAGAGCGCGCAAATCAAGATGAGGATCTCAAGCATTGCCGCCACCTCCATCCATGCCCATCCGGCGCTTCACAATCGTTTGGAGAGCGTCAAGAAAGAACGCGAAACCAAGCGCGCCAAGCACCATGGAGAGGAGGATCACTCCCTCCATTGGCCAATCACGCAACCGGCCAACAAGGAGGGAGATCGTGGCGAAAGCCGGAAGCGATGAGAGCTCCGAAATGATGAGCCATCTCCGCTTGCGCTTCCATAGATCCAGCGCCTCCACATCAACCGGAGGATCCGTGGCCACTCGAAAGAGCAACCAACCAAGGCGAGCGCCGCAAAGTGCGAGGCCGCCAATGAGGCTCAAGAGCCACAAGAAAAAATCATCCGCTTTCACCGGCCGCCCCTCATGCCTCGTTGGTTGATGCTTTTGCCTTGCCGCTGGCCTTCTTGTCTAGCCTCGCCATCTTGGCCGCCCATCCCGGCGGAGCTCGCATCGCAAGGATCCGCTCCTTGCCAAGCCAAGCCCGCTTGACCTCATTGCCCTGATTTCCGCCAAGCACCTCAACAAGCCCGCGCTCAACGTCAATGGCGGTCACAAAGCCAACGTGACCTTGCCAGCCGCGCCGCTCACCGCGCCAAAAGGAGATCACCGCGCCATAGAGCCCGGTTGCATCCTCACCCCATGTTGACCAGTTGCGCGCGCCAAAGGGGTTTTCCGGTTGCTCAACGTCCGGGAGCGCGAGCGCAAGGCAAGTGCTCACGAAATCGCCACACCATGGCACGGTTGCCGGATCTCCAGAGGAGCGGCCATCGCTCTTGAGGAAAGCCTTGAGTTGATCGTGATCCATCACCTCATGCAAGCCAAGGTGGCTCTCCGCGATCTCCATCCATGGGAGGTTGGCCTTGCCGCCGGTTGGCTTCCGGAAAGCAAACTCCGCCGCGCGAGTGGCCGGGCCATCCAGCCCATCAATCGCACCGGGATCAAACCCGGCCGCCTTGAGCGCCCATTGGCTCACCGCCATCATTCGCCGCGAGTGAGGCCAACCGGCGATGGATCCAGAGCCAAGCTCTTTCTCAAGAGCTGCATCACGCGCCGCACGCGAGGCCGGGCCAAAATCGCCATCCGCCTCGCCATGATAGAAACCGGCCTTGGCCAAAGCGGTTTGGATTGTCTCTGCATTGAGCATTATTGATCTCCTTAACCGACAAAAACTTTAGCCGCGCACTCCGCCAACATGGTGCCAATTTGATCATTGGTTGCCGTGCTTGGATGGCCGCCATTCACAAGAATATCTTGATCATAGAGCAAGCGGCCACCGTCATAGGCGGAATGGATATGGCCATCCGCCTCCGCCGCATCTGCCCACGCTTGGCGCACAAGCAATTGGCCAGCCGTTAGAGTGGAGGTGTATTGATTGAAAGGCGGAATATAAACGAAAGGCGCGCGTGATTTGCCAACCGCATCGCGGAGATCCGAAACCAGCGATTGCAGCTCTGCAAGGAATGTTGCGCCGGTGATCGCGTTGCCGCTCAAATCAACATAGGGCGAGAAATGGTGATCATAGCGAGCGGCATCATTTGCCCCAAGGTGCGCGACAAATCCGCCAAAGCGGTTTGGCAAGTTAGCCGCCTCAATAGCTGCGAGAGCGTCCGCAATTTGAGCGATGGCCGCCGCGCGCAAGTTGGCTTGGCTCCCGGCCGCCGCCCAATTATCCACTCCCAAGATGCCGGGAGAGATGAGCGTTGAGCCGCCAACGGCCACCGGCACAAAGATGCAACCGCGTCCGGTTTGAGCCCAATAACGCCGCGCGAAGGCTGGCCACGGTGAGGATCCATTGGCGTTACCAACCGGATCCTTGAGCACCTCCGTAAGCGATCCGGCTGGCCAAAAGGTGATATGATCATAATCGCCGCCATAAAATTGAGAGGCAATCCCGGCATCAAGATCAATGGTTGGTGCTTCACCGGAGGATCCTTGCGCGATGCTATCGCCAAAGATCACGATCACATCTTTCTCAACCGCTGGAGCCGGGTTTCCGAAATATGGGAGCGAGGCGATCTCCGGATCAAAATTCACCGGCTTAACTTGGAGCGTTGCCACTCCTTGAGTGAAGCGCGCAAACATGGAGGCCGATCCAAGCGCGGAGAAAGTATCTGTGCCGCTTGTCAGCGAGGCCGGGCTATCCTTGGAATAGGTGATGGGAGTGCCGGGATTTGCGCCAAGCAAGGTGATGGATCCGCTTGGGATGGAGTAGCCAACATATTGGCCGGTCACTAGGTCAATGGTGCCAAAATCAGCATCCGTGAAAGCGACCTCTCCGGAAGCTCCCACCGTCAAGGCATGGCTGGAGGCAACCTCAAGATCCGGAAAAACGCTTTCCGGAGTGTGGATGAGGAGATTGATAACTCCGGATCCAAGGCCGAAAGTTGAAACGCCAATCTCAAATTTCTCAAGCGGGCCATTTCCAACCGCTTGCCCCATTGTGTATTTCTTGGATCCCCCGGCGGCTGTCATAGCAACGCCGCCATCCCAAACTTGAGCGAGGTTGCCGGTGTAGCCGATAATCGCCGGGCCATAGCCTGTCACGCCATCAAGCATCAAAAGATAGGCGGCCAAAGCATCGGAGATCGCTTGAGCTGCATCGACATAGGGTTGAGCGAGATTGCCAATAATATCATGGAGCGCCGTTGTGAGCGTCCAAGATCCGGTGCCGGTGCCACCAACCTTGATATAAAGATCATTGTTGGCATCGGTGGCATCGCCATAGACAAGCGCCACGGTGTTAGCGGCATGGGCAAGATCGGCATTGAGCCCGGCGCGGGTTGAATAGACAACATCAACCAAGGCACCAAGAGCCGCGTTGTTGATGGCCGTTTCCAAGAGAGGGCCGATCTCGCGCACCTCCGACTTGACTACGTTGTGAGGGCCGCTGGAGGAAACTCCGGCCGTGGCATAGTCGCGGAAAACTGCGGCGAATTTGTCGATGATTGAACCCATGATGAGCCTCCGTTGATGGGAGGCTCATAACAACTCCGCGCGCAATTGAATAGGCTAGGTGACTGTCACCGTTTGCGAGGCCGTAGGGCCGGAGTTTCCGCCGCCGCTCGTATAGGCCACAAGCCAAATGTAATGAGTGCCAGCCGCGAGGGTTTCAATGCTCTCCATGAGCTCGCCAAGCGCGCCGAATTGATCGGCCCCAAGTTGCGTTGCGGTGCCAAAAACATTGGTGGCGCTCTCATAGATCTCAACGTGATCAAAGGAGCTCTCATTTGGATTGCGCCAATCAATCGTGGCGTTGCCAACTCCGCCAGTTGCGGTGAACTCCGTTGGCACCGAAACGGAGAGCTCATCCGCAACCGGAGTGATGGTTGAGGTTGCGCTCCAAGCACTCGCGCGCCCGGCGATGGTGAGGAGGCGGCCGCGCACGCCATACTCAACGCCGGTGGAAACTAGGCCACTCTTGGCAATGCGATCATCTTGCGAAACCGTCATCTCTAGCCATTCGGTGCCGCCGGTGGCCTGATACTGGAGTTGAGCCACAAGGCCAACCCGTGAGGGCTCATCCCAAATCGCTTGGATCCCAACGCCAACGGATCCGCCAAGGGTGATTTGCACCGCGTCCAAAGTGAGCCCGGCCATTTCCTCAATCACAATCGGGATTGTGGTGTCTGGAGCATCGGCCGGAGGATCTCCCTCCTCCGTCTCTGGATCAAAGGTGAAATCCGTTTCCTCAACTTGCGTGAGGCCAAGCTCCACCGTGCATCCCTCCGGATCTATCTTGATGGAGGTGATCTCAAAGGCCAGAGCGACAATCGCAAGCTCATTGATCGTGATCGTGATGAAACGCTCGCCAACGGCATTCAATCCCGCGAGGTTGGTGGTTAGCGTGACTGTCCATCTATCGGAAAGCCGATTGAGGAGGCGCTTGCCGATCCTTTGGGCTTGGTTGTGATCCGGGCAAAAATAGGCATCAAACCGCTTCACCTCACTCCGGCCAAGGGCGATAATGGAAGCCTCATTGCGGAGCGGAGCGGCCTCCGTTTCCACATAGCCAAGGCGCGGCTCCATATAGACAACCCGCACCTCATTGGCGCGATCTGGAGCACTCACACCGAAAGAGGCGGTGCATCCAATGATGTGCTTCTCATCAATGTGAACGGTTGGCGTGATCCACCGGCCGCACCGTATATTGGCGAGGCCATCGGCATCTTGCCACATGAAGCCATCACCGGCCTTGAGGAACTCACCAACAACCGCCTTGCGCTCATTCTCTGCAAGCCGATAGCTTCCGGCCACTCTCCACCGGGCGATGGTGCGCGCGTCAACCGTGCTCACGGTTTGATCGCAAATCTCCGCCTCCGCCGCGATATTCTCCCAATTGATCATATCAGCGCCAAGGCCATAGCCATCAACGTGAGCGAGATAATCGGCAAAGTTGAGCGCCCAATTTTCGGAGAAAGCCCAAGTTGAGGGATCCGCCAAACGGTGCGCGCCGGTGCCATAGATTGGCGCTCCATCTCCATCCCGGCCGATGATCGCGGTATCATCCAAGCGCGGATCATAAACCAAACTCGTCTCCGCCGTGATCGTCCCCTCCGGCTCCCGGCCGCCATCGTAAACATCGGAGAAGAAATCCGATTTCACCGCCTCACCGATCACCAAGATTGAGGAGCATCCCCGTTGCCGGTGATCGCTTGTCCATTCGGAGAAAATCGCGCTCAATTCGGAATAGGCGGTTTGATCGGGATCCCCTAGCCGATGGTGGATCTTGACGGGATAATGAGTGCCGCCGCTGGAGTAGGAAATTGAGGTAACGGTGCCGGATCCGTCAACCGTCACAACCTTGCCATTGATGAGATACTCAATGATTGCGTTGATCCGTCCATGGCCGGTTGTGGTGAGAATGTAGATATTGCCGTTGCGGCTCTCATAGAATGTGAGCTGCCCTCCAACTCGCACAATCCCATAGTGCCGCACGCGCGATCCAACCGCCACTCGCACTTGCTTTTGGCCATCGGAGGGCTTGCCGGTGCCACCTTTCCCGAAAACGGCATTCATCAAGGCATTGAGGCCAACGGAGAGCGCCAAAGAGAGCACCGCCGTTGCGATGCTTGCGGCAACTCCAGTTAGGCCGATGGCCGCAACAATGGCCGCGATGAACTGTGGCATGGTTTCCTCCAAGCTGCGAGGTGAGCTCCCGGTGCGATTAGCACAATGCCATCACCCCTTGCCATCCATCTAGCCGGAGAGCCCGCGCTCACGCAAATAACGCAAGTCTTGCCATGGCGCGGGAGATCAATGATCCCAATATCGCCGGGCTCTGGATCCTCAACCTCGCTCCAGCCGATGGAGGTTAGGAGCCGCCCGGCATAGGCTACAAGGCCGCCCTCACGCTTGAGAAGCTCCACCATATCTCTCCGCCGTTGATGGGTTGGCAGAGGATCGCGCTCAATGCCGGTGAGCTGGCACGCGAAGCTCCAAGCATCCTCTCCGCAAGGGAAAGGTTGGCAAGGCGTTGAAGCCCATTCCTTGGCCGTTTCTGTCAGTAATCCGGCCACGTTACGATCTTGTTGAGGAGGCTTGGCACAAACTCAAAGCCGCGATCTCCATCAAAGCGCGCGCGTTGATCGGTGTCCGTATATTGAGAATAGGAGGGCCGGGATCTAAGTGAAAAGAGGCTCTCCGCCACGATTGAGATAGATCTCTTTTTCGGCCCCTGCATCTCGAATTGAGCGGTTTGCATCCTACCAGCCCAAACCGCAAATGGCGCATCAAAGAACTCAAGAGGGCGATCATCCTCAAGATTGTGAAACTGGATGAGCACCTTGGCCAAGCGATCCTTTGCCTCTGCCTCAAACTCATCCCGCGCGATAGGCACCAAGGCCGGATCAACGCCGGAGATCCCAAGAGTTGTGGTTGGAGCCTCTCCGTTGATCGCTTGCTCAAGGCCGGAGATTGAGGCGAGCTGGCCAACGCCAAGCCAATCATAGCCCCCGGCCGTGATCTTTCCCGCGCCGGTCCAAATGCGCGAGGGTTGAGAGAGGAAATCAAGGAGCACAAGGAAAGAGGCGCGAACGGTGCGCCCTTCCAAGTATGCTTGGATGGTTTCAGGAAACAAGCTCACGCCATGGCCTCCAATAGATCCAGCTCATCGGGCAAGATCTCCGTGAGAGCGAGGCTTGGCGCGGTGACTATGCCCATATCAAGGGGATGGCTTCCAACCTCATCATTAGCCAGCCGCATCAAGCAAATCGGCCGGAGCTTCACCATTCCGGCGGTGTAATCTTTCCGGAGCGATGGCTCAAAGGTGATCGCCGCCACGCTCCCGGTCCAATCAACCTCAATGGCCAAGTAGGTTTGATCATCAATCCCGAAATAGAGGCCGCCGGAAATCACCTCGCCAAAGTCTCCAAAATCAATGGAGATGGATTTCTCTCCCTTGAGCCCGGTGGCGGTGATGCCCTCAATGTCATTCGTGATGAACTCTCCGCCATCGGAGAAAATCCCGCCATCGGAGAAGGCAATTTCACCAAGGCCAAGCACCGCATCCGATGGCCAAAAGCGTTGGTCAAAAACCGGCACGCGGAGCACATTGGCGCGGCCTTGGAGCGCGGCGATCATCGCGCGATAGGCCGGGATTGTCTGGCGCTTGAGGTTGTTGAACTCCAGCGAGGCCGCCCATCTTTGAGTGATCGCATAGTTGACTTGCTCAAAGCCGGTGAGGCTTGCGCCTCCGGTGCGAGTTTGATTGGAGATCCGGAGATCAATAACCTTTGGAGCTAGGGCATGATGAGCCCAATTGATCATAGTCATTTAGCCACGCCTCCGGAAATGCTCATCAACTCGCTGGCCAACAACCCTATCATATTGGCCAAGCCCTTGTTGCACGCCGCTCCGCACCATATCCATAATTTCTTGGTTTCCGCGAGCGCCATTCACAACAACTTGCAAGCGGCCGATCCCGCCACCTCCGCCACCAACCGCCGCCATGGCATCGGAGCGCGAAAGCACGCGCCCTGTTTGGCTTGGCACCATGAGCTCACCGCTTCCAACCGTGTAAGCCCTGCCCGGCACAACTGGCCCGCCAACCGCACGGCCGGAGATGATGGATGAGAACAACCCGCCAAGGAAACCGCCAAGGC